ATGGCAGTAGTTGGTACAAATAGTTGGAATGCCATTGCATATGGAAATGGCAAATACGTGGCGGTTGGATCAAGTGGATATGTAACAACATCAACCGATGGTATAAATTGGACAACGCCAAAGCAAATAGCAGGTTCTTCTTATACATGGAATGGAATTATATATGCGAATGGAAAATTTGTTGCCTGTGGCCAATATAGTTATATCGCAGTATCCACTGATGGTACAAATTGGACAACTTATAAAGTAGATTCCTCTGCTACATATAATTGGGCTGATATTGCATACGGTAATAGTAAATTCGTAGTGGTTGGTAGTAGTGGCCGTATATCAACCTCCTCCAATGGAACAACATGGACAACGCCGAATTGGTTTGATTCAAGTCATAATTTGTTGTCCATTGCGTATGGCAATGGCAAGTTTGTTACAATGGGCAATGGCAGTACATACATTGGAGTGTCTACTAATGGTACAACTTGGTCCAAATACGCAGTACCATCAGGTATGCTTATGGGATATGGAATGGCGTTTGGCAATGGTAAATTCGTATGTAGTAGTTCTAAGGGGTGTATTTTTGCATCCAATGATGGACAAACTTGGACAAAATTTACCACAGATGTTGATGGTACTTGGAACGATGTCATATATAATGACGAAATGTTTATTGCCGTCGGCCGTTCTTGGAATGATAGTTATTCCAAATATGTTAATACTATAACAACATCAATGGATGGTGAAACATGGACATCCGCAGTAGTAGCTAAAGATGAAAATGGAGGCATTATAACAACTGTTCCAAGTGGAATAATTGCTGTGCCAGCAAAATAGCCAATTCTGATGGCAGAATAAAGCGACCTAAATAATTAGGTCGCTTTTATTGTATAAATGCTTAAAATTCTTACCTTTGCATATAGGACATCCTATTTTTAGTTTGGTACATTAAAGTATATAGATGTCTAAAAAAGATCTGTTTCGTCATATTCCAATGATATTATTCGTTATACTTTTTGATTTGTAATAAGGCGTACGCCACTTACCGTTTGGGTTTCTTGCCAATGGCCGGGCGCATCATGCGGCTCGCCATCCTCATGCAGCGGAGTGCCCATGCACGGTTGTCCTCGTCCTCGTCGCGTCCCCATTTCAGGTCGCTGCCGCCACCTCCGCCGCCACGAGTTTCGGCAAAAGTGGTGGCATCATCGACCATACCGAGAAACAGCATCGTCGCGCAGTGCATCACGTCTGTACCTTGTTCCGCTATGGACTGGACGAGCGAGCCGTCGAACAGTTGCCGTTCCGCCACGTCCATCTGTGCCGATACGTTCCTATACTCGCCGACCACATTTTCCAGCAGGACATCCTTGAGCAACGTGTCCACTTTGGAATGTACATCATGGGAGTATTTGTAGGCTTCCTCCTTGAGTTCCCCGGTACGTTCCTCAATGGCATCCATGTTCTCTTTCAGCTCGGCAAGCTGCCGGTCAGCCGTCTGTAACTTCTCCTGCTTATCTGCCAGTTGCCTGTTGATTCCGGCCAGTTCTTTTTCCAGACTTTTCACTTGTGCGGCTAATTGTTCAGCATCACCCTTGTTCGCTTTCAAATCCTGTTCGGCTGCCGATAGCAGGGCCTCTTTTTCGGCTTTCGACTTCTCAAGGTTATCGACCATTGTCGTAAGCCCCTTGACCCTGCGCTCTGCCAGACGGATGTCCGATTGGAGGTCAGCCAGAACTTTTTGATGACGGCTGATATTTTCCTCGATGGTCGTACATTCTTCCGATAGCATACGGCGGTATTCTTCGGTAGTCCTGTGCCGTGCGCCTGTTTCGGATATGCTTGTTCCTCTCGACATTCCCCACCTTGTATTGACTTCGGTGAAAAAGTCGGTATGAAGCTGTTTCATCCTTGCGCTGTATTCAAACTTGTCCTTACCGGCGAATATTTCCTTGTACGCAAAGCGACCGTCTTTGATTGGCAGGAGCGTACAGTGGACGTGCGGATTCAATTCGTCAAGGTGTACGATGAATGCGGCGATGTTCTGCTCGCCATATTTGCCACTCACGAATGAATAGACGTCTTTCGCCCAGCGTTCAATATCGCTTTCTCTTTTGATATGGATATTGTCCGCATCTTTCTCGAAATCCACTTTCTGCGTGCCGAATGCGAGTTCGTGCATCCGCTTACGGGAACCGCCGAAAATGAAGTTCACCACCGTGCGGTACTTCGGTTCTGCCAGTCCTTCGTTGGGGTCTTTGATTCCACGCCTCTCCAATATGTCCGCCATCCGTTCGGGAATGTTGCGGCTCGTGTCGATGGGACGTACCTTGCCTCCGGGTGCAATCTCGAAGTTCAGGTGTTTGCGTGTGGGGTCGTAATTCCCCTTATTCATAGCGTACTTTTCCGCCCTTTCACTGCGATCACGCAAGTGTTCGTTACTTTGGGCTGTGGTGATGCCTTTCGACACCTTCACATCAAGTACCTGTTTTTGATCTGCCATACTCTTTTCGTGTTGTTTCGGACAATCCGTCCTGTCCCAGCTTGCTGCTTGCCCGGACAGCCTCCCGACGGTCGATAGACGGTCGGGGTATTAGGCTCCCCCTTCCCTTTGTTTCGTGGCAGACGGGCAAGCCCGTGTGCCTCCTATAACCGGCAGGATGACCGTTAAGGGATGGAGGCGGATTGTTCGCGTTATACAATCTGTTTTCGACTCCCGGTTCAATCCACCATCGCCTGTGCCTTCGCCAGAAGCGATAAAAAGGGTTTGCGAAGCGATTTGAGGCGTTCTTGGTCTTCGTCCATGTCGAAGTCCGTCACTGATGCCTCGGTGTCGAGAATCAGCCCGGCGAGGTCTTTGGCGGACTCGATGAAAGCTGCCCATTCTTCGCCGAGGTCAAGCCGGAAGAAATCCACAAGCGGCGAACTGTCATCGAATCTCGACTTGTGCAGGATTTTTTGCAGGGCGGCGTGGGCGATGCAGCACAGGGCTGTTTCACGATGTTCCGTGACCAAAGTGCCGGAATGTGCGGAGGTCGTGATGGAATGGGTGTCCGAACAGTGTCCGGCGTCACGGTCGGCAATTTCAGCCTTTGCCAGACTTACGAGTTGTCCACACATTACGCCAGTTTCGGCAGCGGTCGTTTTGCCGATTACCCAATCGGACAATACCTCACGGAGCTGTCCGGCAAAGTCCGGCTGCTCCTGTGCATCGCGGGGCTGTGCTGCCTGACCGGATTGTACGGTCATGGTAATGACCACGCTTTTGGGAAGCTGGATGCGGGTCAGCAAGCCGAATGCCTCCATTGCACTCAAAAAAGAACGGACGGTAGCCCTGTGCCAATGCCACTCCGATGCGAGGTCGGAAACGGTCAGGTAGCACTGGTTGGGTTGCAGCACGTAGTCCTTCTTTCTTAAAAACGGGGAAACGAAACCTGCCAGTGATTTGTCCAACAGGTCACAGTACGCTTCGGTGCGTGTCTTGCGTTCATCCCCTTTCTCCTTGAGATATTCGAATACCTCCCTGTCTGCCAATATGGAAACAGGTATCTTTTGGTTATTTTTCATTTTCATTCGGTTTTAATGATTCATATTGTGCGGATATGTCAGTGTTGCCGCTGTCCGCTTCATGCGGCAGATTTGCGTGATGATTGTCGTGATAGGATTCTGACAGCATTCCGGGATGCTTTGCCCATCCGGAAAGTGTCCCCGTGTCCTTGCATTCGGACATGACCCGAACGGAGGGATAGAACAGGGCTGCCAGAAGAAGATAGGTAATGGTTATCGCCAAGGTGTACAGATGCGGCACAAAGCCGATGACCAGTGCGACCGATGCGAGTGTGACAAATGCACCGGGGCGGTCAAGCAACCTGCGTAACCAGTTGTCCGTCCATCGGAACGAGAACATTGCGGCACAGACACCGGTAGAGAGTAGGATTCCAAACTCACCCATATGTCCACAGGCATATACATAATGGAAAAGAAGCAGGCATATCAGCCATACTTGCACATACAGTTTACGGGCGTTGCCGCTTCGTGCCATTGCCATGTAAAAGGGTGTCATGAACCGCTTGTTGTTCTTGTACAATGACATTGATACCCCGAAAGGTATCGCGCAGAAAATGAGTAGCAGGATATTCAGTAACATAAGTAATAGGGCTTTTCGGGTATGGGAGTGGGGCGCACAATGAGTTCCAACTGGACAATACCGTATGTCGCCAGTCGGATAAGGGTTTCGGCATCCTTGGGCGAAAAGTACATGGCCGCTTTCTTGATGCGCTGCTTGAATGTACTGTCTTGCTTTCGGTAGATGGCCAAAGCCTTGTCCAGTTCGTGTTCGGGAATAGTCCATGTCGTACCCTCGGCGTGTATGCCGTTCGTCTTGAAGGCACGCAGCACCAATGTACGGGAAACGAGGTAATCGGTGCGGTCGGTTCTTGAGATGATATGCTCCTTGTAGAGATTGTCATCGGCAACCTCTATCCACGTCCGGTAGGTGTTGATGCAATAGACCATCTGTCGGTATAAACTTTCTCTCATATGAAATTCATCAGCACGTCGGACTTGTCTTTCTTGTATTTCAGGAACCCGCTTTTGGAGTGAAGTTCCAAATCGAGGCATAGGTCCCCGTACATCTGCTCCAAAGAATCATAGATGGTAACAAGGATGCTGTTTACATTACCCTCCGTATCAGTCTTGGCGTTCATCTTGAACATCTGTCCGAAAGCGGGATTCGAGTATGCACAAGTGCTATGACCGAATTTTTCCGTCCGCATCGGGATATGGTGGTAAAGCGTGATCAACTCCATGTCGTCCTCGAACATATCCATTACTTCGTCCAGTTCGTAAGGGGTGCGCAACGGAAACGTAAGCAGCACATAGTCGCCGTAGAACTGCGGTTCTTCCATCGTCGTCACATCGAGCAACTGCGGAAGTTGCAGGGGGACGAATGCCATGAAGTCATTATAAAAATGTCGTAACATATTCATATATTTTTCTGTTGTCATATTTTACAGCGTGTGTATGAATGCTTCCATCAGCATTCCGGGCAGCTCGTCCAAGCGGTTGTCTCCTGGGTGCAGCATCCTGCCCAACTCTCTGAAAGCGTCGGGTGTCTGCGAGGCAAGCATATCGAGTTGCTCTCTTTCTTCGGCTGAAAGCAACGCCAAGCAGAAACCGTCCAACGACGAATAAGGCTGGAGAAGCATCCAGATGTAGGCTTGTGCCTGTGCCGGTGTCTTGACTTTTTGATTGCAGATGTCGTCGATACAGGTTCGGACATTCTGAATCAGCCTGCGGTTGGTGCGCATGGCCAAATAAATCATGGCATTGCGATAGGTGATGTCGTTCCGTTCGGCGGCAAGAAATACCTGTGCGCAGCATCGTTCCGTGTCATGCGTGATGTCGGAAAGATTCTCGCCGTCGAAATCAGGCAGACGTGAAAGGAATGCCCGGTACACAGCATCCTCCTTTTCGATAAAGGTCGTCAGGTCTGCCATACAATGAATACCGTAATCAATCGTTTCAGCAAGGGTAGCTCGATAAGTGGCAAGAATATGTTGTCGGTTTCTCTGACTGACGGGCTGGTTATCCAATGAGGCAAAGAACGGCCGGATTGTTTCAGCCACACGATGCAACTCTTTGTCTTCAAGATGCGGCGAGATTTGTTCTTTTACCCACAGTATATCCTTATAAGTGCGTGTTTGAGACAGCACCATCCGTGAAAATTCCATGCGGATGGAATCATGTATCTGTTCACACTCTTCTCTTACAGTGGAATGAAGCCGGCCAAGCGTATCACATTCGAGATACAGGAATACGGAATCCCTCAATGTTTGCCATTGCTTGAGGTGTCCGGTCAATTCTTTAATGGAGAGTCTTTTCTGCCTGCGTATGTCAGACAGGTATTCCCTGTATGTTCCGGCAGGGTCATTCTTGGCTTTCGCCAATCGTTTGCCATTGCCGTTGTCGCATGACGCGCATAGGAATACGGCAATCGAAACGGCAATTATTTTGGCAAAGATTATCGGCTGTTTTAAGTTCGATTTTGATGTTTTCATACTATATTATTTCGTACTATTTAGTGCAAAACTATATATTATTTTTGATACTTCGCATCCGAAAAACCGTATTTTGCGCATTTTTTAATATCGTACTTAATAGTATGATTACCAATGAAAACAAGTGAAGATAAAAACATGAAAAATGTACGATTTTCGTTTTTTAATATAGTATGATTCAGATACTCGAATAAAACTTGTATATTTGCACTTGTTATCATGAATATTGTATATTGATATGGCAAAAGTCGGTTATATATTCGAGGCGAATTCCTACGATGCGTTTGATGCGGATAAGGAATGGATGCGCCAGTACGGGTGTGTACAAGTGGTTGAAGAATCGGTCGGACACGAGACGCTCAGACCGAGATGGAAACAACTGATGTCGAATCTTGAAAGAGGCGACGAATTGGTGGTGTCAAAATTCAGCAATGCCGTGCGTGGTTTACGGGAACTATCGGCATTGATCGAGCTATGCCGCATCAAGGTCGTGCGTATTATCTCCATTCACGATAAAATTGACACCGACAACAAATTGTTTCCGGACACGACACCGGCGGAAGTATTGGCCATGTTCGGGGCATTACCGGAGGAAGTGGCTGTTTTGCGGAAGTCGTCAGATAAGATTATACGCCTGCAGCAGAGTATCAGTATTCCGATTACCAAAAAAAGTATGAGTAAAACTGAACGGGACAAAAAAATCGTGGATATGTATAACAATGGGTATTCAATCCGTGATATTTGGAAAGAGAGCGGTGTCCGGAGTAAAAGCACCGTGTACAGCATTCTCAATAAATACAAGGTTCAGCTTAACCGAACACCGGGACGCGTGCCGGGCATCCGGAAATAGAACTTATAAATCAAATATGGATATTGAAAATCAGTAGATTACTTGCGTAATTCATTATTTTTTCGTATCTTTAAGTTGGATATAACTATAAAAAATAAGACCTATGGGAGATATTATAATTTTATTGTTGGTATTTTTGGTAGTGGGCAGGCTCTTGAGGGGCGTCTTCGGCGGATTCAGTAAAAGCAGTTTTCGGGATGACAAATAAGTTTGGATTGTTATAACAGGCGGATATTTGTTAATTTTGCACCGTATTCATTAAAATCAAGAACAATATGACAAAAGCGGAAATTGTCGCTCAGATCTCACGGCAGAGCGGAATTGAGAAAACGGTTGTGATGACTGTGGTGGAATCATTCATGGAAAATGTAAAAGAGTCGATGGTTGCGGGAAACGAGGTGTTCTTGCGCGGCTTCGGCAGCTTTGTTATAAAACGGAGAGATGAAAAGACGGCCCGGAACATTTCGAAGAATACGACAATTAAAATTCCCGCTCACAACATCCCTGCATTCAAACCTGCCAAAGCATTTCTGAATGCGGTAAAAGAGAACAAGTAGAGTATAAAAGTACAGATGGTGCAACAACACCGTAATGAGTAAAACAAAAGCGACCCAAAGGCCGCTTTTGTCGTGATAAGGCAAGGATTATTTCTTGCCTTTTTTCGCTGGTTTGGCCGGCTTTTCAGGAGTCTCCTCCTTCTCGACGGGCGGATAGAACTTGACGGCGACTATCACGATACGGTTGTGTTTCACACCGCTTTGGTCGCTCCATTCTTCGGGCTTGAAATACCCCTCGACGGTCAGCATCGTACCCTTGGTCAGTTGGTCGAACGACCCGGTGTTCTCGTTTTTACGCCACGCCTCAAAATTCATAAAGGCGGAAACGCGTTTGGATTCCTCGCCATTATTCTCCAGTCGGCTTACTGCCAGAGGGAAACGTGCTACACTTGCGTTGGTGAACTGACGGATTTCTGCATCCTTTCCTACGAAACCGGTTACTACGAAATTGTTTTCAATCTTTTTCATAATGAATTGTTTTTAGAAGTTATTAAATCAATTTTACGCTGCCTCAAAAAGTAGGTGCAGTTAAGGGAATGCACCAAGGCCGGACGCATCAATACTCTTTATTTTTGTCCGTAGGCAAAACCAGAAGGCTCGATAAAGGAAGATTGTACGGCTGTGCCATTGGTCAAGACTTCCAAAGTCGTTCCCGTCTGCATACTATCTTTGCATCGGAAAATGATGATGACTTCGGCGGAAAACTATTCTGAAAATGAGCGGAAAGCCGTAGTTGCAGGGGAAGTGAAAGAGCAATCCGTCCACCGGCACAATGGTGCGCGTTTCGGCTGTAAGTCCGCAGAATCGGCAGGGATTTTCGTGTAATTCGGTCGGACTGAATAGAGGTGGCTACAAACAGAACACTGAACTGACAACAGGTGGCGATACCGCAGAAGGGAATATCAACGAAGTGGCGACAAAAGGCGGAACGGGGTATCGGGGTGCTGCCATGTTCCCGTCCGGCAGAAAGAATAGGGGACAAAAGGGAAAAAGGAAAGAACCCTGCTTTTCGGAAAAGCGGACGGCAGCTTTTCACGAATGGCTGGTTTTTACAAAAGGATATGGCGCAGCCAAAAGAGAGAGATAGATGTAAAAAAGGGAATGCGGCGTGGCAGGAATGGAAGATTATCCCGTTCCTGCCTGTATCATCAAAATTCTGCCATGATTACCCGATGCTCGAAAATCTTTTTTTGATTACTGGGACGTCTTTGGCAGACCCATAGGTGATGCTTGCCATAGCCGAAGACGAAATAATCATCAAGACGTGTTTTTTCTTGTAGGCGTTCCATGCCGGTACGCAGTTCCGTTTCATCGGTTGAGAAAAGAATCGTGTTGATGATACGGAAGTAGAGTTCTGTTACCTCGTCACAATAAGGACAAAAGCTATGCTCAATCGTTGCTTTCATGTTTCTTTGATTTTAATTATACTTCTACTACGTCTTCTATTCGACCATACAAGACAGAGCGCAACGCAGTCTTGTCAATGGCGCAATACTCGGTGATATGTCCGTGCTGTTTCACGAAATATCGTTTGAGAACATCGGAGAAATCAAAGAAGTAGCCCATCAATGCGATACCTCTTTTGAAATGGATGCACTCTTTCACGTTTCGGGTAATCCAGTTCTTGTCTTCACGGCTCAACTTGTCTCCGTTATCAAGTTGTTCCCGTAACTGGTAAACCCTGCAGCCTTTCAGCTTTTCTAATTCGGGTACGTCCCATTGGACGAATTTCATTGCTACCTGTTGCATCGCTCTTGGATTTAATCGTAAATAATCACTTCATCACGGTACTCGACCACCTCTTTGCCACTGCTAAGACGTACCACTATTTTATTGCCGAAGTCGCCGACAACTGTTCCCTCGGAGTAGCCTTTATAGGGGGTAAGCAGGGTGCAGTGCGCACCTATAATTTCGCTATCTTTTTCGTATTCGTACATAGTCTTGTCATTTTAGGGTTACAACTTGATATCCCATTTACCCTGTGAGAAGATTCTGAAGCTCACGTATTCGTCTGCAAATTCGTAGGACAGAATTTTGATATAAGTTTTGTCTTTGGCTTCCAACGAAGCTATCAGCCTGTCGATTTCTTCTTCCGGATAAACCCAACGAGAGGTAAACTCCGCATCCACGCTATCGCTGTGTCTATTGACAAAGCCGTCAAAAGTGTCATCCAAGAATGCCTCTATCTTGTCGAGGTCTGCTTTGTTTTCCGTCCTTGCGTAGAAAATGTTTGTTGCATAGTTTGCCATAATCCTAAGTTTTAAGTTTTTTATTTTCCCTCTTTTAGCATTTCAGCTACTTTCGGGCTTGATTGAAAATTATGTCGCCTCAAAAGGTGTTATGGCTCTTTATGCAGGGTTTCACGACCAAATACGACCTCTGCAAAGCGGAGCGTGGAGATTTTGTCGGGAACCGTCAGGCTGTGACCTTGAATACAAGAAAGACATGACAAGTACCTTTGCGACACAATTCTCATCAGGCAGACCGAAAGTTGGGATGCGAGGATAAAATGCCTATGGCAGAAGTTACGATAAAAGGAACTTCCGTAAAATTGGGATGCAGCGAAAAAAGAAAATATCGGTGCGATTATCTTCTCTTTTGACTGTGAATATAAAAGTAAGGGGGAGAACTTCGGTAAAGGTTTAGTTTAGTCTATTAGCTTATATATATGCTAAACTAAAGTAAACTAAATATAGGCAGATATATTGGACTGCCTGTATAGGTGTTTTGAGGGAAATGGTTACCTTTGCAAAAAACAATGTTCCTTGAAAGAAACAGAGATTTGTCCTTTTTTCTTTTGGCTGTGGTTATTCATCCATAGATGACTGCAACAATCACTCTTGGCGAGAGGATGAAAATCGTGTGAAATGACTTGGAAAAATACTCAAAGTACGAACAAGTGAAGAGAAAGAAAGGTAGTGCAAATAAAAAAACAAGAAAATATGATAATTCGTGTTTCTGTTCCTAATTTGTTCCTTGATAAAAACACATCACAATATAAATTGTTAATTTATAAGATATTAAGATGTGAAATTTTGAGATATAACTAAATTTACCAGACTTTCCATTGGCATCTTAAGCTGTCCAAGTATATATTGAACAGCAATGAGCATTCCTATAGTCATTTCTCCCACAATAACAGCTTTTGCAGCAATAAAGATCAATAATGCATCCTTAATAGTGGTCATCAAAGTACTGCCTACATTTTGAATCTGATCAACGTGAAGTAACTTTATCCTGGTTTTATAAAGACCGACCTGAACTTTTTCCCACTGCCATCGCTTATATTGACCATAATTATAATTTTTAATATCTGATATCTTTGAGAGCAACTCAATCCAATGAGTTTGATTAGAAGCTAAATAAGAAAAATATCGGATATCCATTTTTTTTCTAATAGACCAAAAAAATAACACCCATGCCACATATAGGATGCTAATAATTATATATATCCAAAATAAAGTCGAGTTATAAATAAACAGAACAGTACCGAATACCACCAAAGAGAACCCTCCAAGGATAGCATTAAATCCGGCACCCATAATCATGCTATCTATTCTATCAAAATCATAAGTGCGTTGTAATAAATCGCCCATTATTCTCGATTCAAAAAAGGGTAAGGGTAATTTAAACAATCGGACTAAATAATCTGAAATCATACTAACTTTAATTCTTGCAGAAAAGTGTAAATTTATAGATTGTTTGATCCATTCTCCTATCACTATGCTCAATCCTAAGGTCAAAGTAGATACAAGCATTAAGGTTATAAAATTATAATCTTGCGTTGGAATACCTACATCAATTATAGACTGAGTGATTACAGGGAAAAGGGCATTTACCAGTGTTATAACCCCTAAAATGATTAAAATCTGAGTGACATTTTTTTTATATGGTCTCACATAACCCCATATAAAATTCAATGCTTCTATGTAATTAGCTCTATGTGTCTGACTTTCTTCTTTTTTAAAAAGTGAAGTAGGTTCGGCTACTAAGCATACACCCCGAGTCCCTTTTGAATTGGCAGTAGAATGGCTCAACCATCCTTCGGCAAATTCTTTAAGAGTATATTTTATCGGACCAACAGCTGGGTCCGATACATAAATATGTGACTTTGTTATCTTATAGACCACAATATAGTGATGTCCACGCCAATGTACAACACATGGCAAAGGCACTTCATCTCGAAACTTCCTATATGAAACTCTAAATGCAAGACAACGAAGCCCCACCTGCTCGGCAGCTTTGATGAAATCATAGGCTGTAATTCCTTCCTTGCGTGTTCCCGTAAGTTGCCTTAAATAATCTATCTCAAAATAACATCCATAGTACTTACAAAGCATTTGTAGACATGTAGCGCCACAATCCCTTTGTTCAAGTTGAATATAATGAGGAAACGATTTTTTAAATATCATGATTCTTATATTGTAAGAGATTAAATATAATTCCGAACTGTTCTTGTGGCGAAAGTTGAAAAATCGACATTATATGTAGGCTGATATTAAGGGTTAGTATCTCTTTTTTATTATTTATTGGGTATATATCAGGGTATAGTATTTCATCATCAGAAGTATTGCGAAGCAGGTCCAATATTTCACGAAAAATAAGCTTAAAATCATGTAGTATACGTTGAGAATCATTGTTGAAAGATGCTATGATTTCCTTATAAGTAGTGCTATGTTGCTGGTATGCGTATTGGTATCTATCCAAGGTTTTTTCTTTCATACACTCCATTTGAACGGCATTATATAATCCATTAGGATCCACTGCTTCAAGGACAAGGTTATCATACATATTTTTAAAAAAATTCGAAACCCCACTTTGTAGGATGTCAGACGCATCATAAAGTTGATAAAAATAATAGGTAGCAATTATACGCGAATAATTTTTCTGTGTTCCATCTGGAAGCTTAGCGTATAACTGAAGAAACAGCCGCCAGATTTGCGTAAAATATGGTAACATGCGCTTAAATAATGCAATTCCTCCGAACTGCAAACCTTTATAGAATAGCGTTTTATAAGGAAAGGAAATTTGGACGGTTCTATGCAACCCACTTAATATTATTTTTATAAAATTTTCAATTTTCCTATATATTCTTTCAATCGGCACCTCATCAGTATAGATAAATAGATAATAGCCTTCTTCCATATTTTGATTCTTGCCAATATAGAACCCGTAAATATGGCAATCGTTAGCAATTACAGAAATATCTTCTAAATACTTACTGAAATGCATATCATTTCCACGTTGCATCGGGAAAAAGACCATAATATGATGATCATGAGGATATGTAAAAACCCATGAACTCGTCCATGTATATTGAGGGCCCCCAAAATTCATCAATATCTCTTCAATATCCTGTATGTAAATTGAAGGATCATTTGTTTTTATAAACTGTTGATATGAATTGAAAATTGCCAAATCGGGAAATTGCGAAGTAATTATGCGAGAAAGGTGCTTCGCATCTGCTACATATTTACAGGTTATTAAACGCGAAATATCCAGTAGTAATTCAGATGCACAATATATTTTTTCAGTTAGAGACGAACTATTTTTTATCACATCCACACCAGATGTTATCTTGTGAATGAGTCCGTAATCTAACTGTTCACACCTAATTTCATCAACGGTATTCAAGACAAATCTTTTAGTTTTAGTTAGTATTTTAGATGCTATATCTTTAAAAATTATCCCATTGCGAATCATCGAAACATAAACTCCCTTACCTCGATTTATGTCTTGGATAATAATGTCTTGAAATTTATAGTACGGGAAAAATATTAATTGCACATACTTTTCTCCATAACATACAGATTCTGTATAAAGATAATTCACATTCCGAGATAGAACAATAATATCAATATCAGAATTCCTTGTGGACGATTTTGTAGCATAACTACCTGTTAACATTAGCCCATCAACCAATCCAAATAATTCTGAAAATTTATTCCTCTCTCCCGATAAGAGGCGTTCTATTTCCGGAATAAAATTCATACCTACGACACGAATTGTTTTATATTATAAACGCTTGTGTGCTATTAAAATCAATAACCCACAAGCGTTTGTTATACATCACAAAATTACTGTTGTATATTTTCCAGATACAATGCGCGTATTATGTCGCCTGGAAAGATGCCATATGAGTTAGCAATATGATTGAGACAACACCTAAAATTTAAGATATATTTATTACTTTATAACTTTAATTTCATTAACAATATATTCATTACCATTCTTTTTTATGGAAATAACTATTTTGTAAATTTTTCCATTTACCTTATAAGAAACAAGACAATCATTATCATTCAATTGTTTGAATTTTAAACTCTCAGACCATACCCTGTCGAAATCATAATTATCAATTAATAGGTCATAGCCTCGATACCCATCCATCGAATTCTCGAATTCAGCATTCTTATATTGAACTAGAGCGTTTTCTGACAGATGTCGATTTCGTAGTAATGCCAATTTTGAACTCAAATCTTTTGACATCTCAGAATATTCCGCAATATATAGCTTATAGAAACTCTCTAAAAATGCTTGTGCTGTTTCTTGATTAATATGAAGCGAATTTTTGGATTTACATGATATAAGGTCATCACCATAATGAGATCCACTCCATATGGGAGTAATATAAGTAATCAAACATTTTCCATTAATACTCTGAGCCTTAATGGGAATTTCTTTTATCGTTGTGCTATCTTTTTTGTCCCAATAATAGCGAACCATATACCAATTCTTAATTAATGGTTCAATATTTAGAGTTTCAATCGCATCCAAACTCGCGTCTTGGGCTCGAATTAATGGATCAACGTTAGTCGCATTTATAAGTCTATCGACTTTTTCTAATAACTCTTCCGTTAAATAGGATCTGCATAATTCTTCATTTCGCGAATTATCATGCAAAATATTCTCTAAATATGCTGTATAAAATGTTTTAATTTGCTCTCTGCAATCACCTCGACAAACTGTATTAAAACATAAAATAAGTAGCAGCGATAATAAAAATCTTTTCATAATATTATTTTTTAGCGTCTCCAAATAGAGTAATCAGGATCATTTCTATATGCACTTCCTCCAAACATATCGCGTTGGATGAAGTCGGATATCCAATCGGAGCCATCATACATAGCTATATGTCCATGTTCATGGCCCTCTTTTGCCTCATGTACGACAATATCTCCAGCTTGTGGTATGTAGTTATTCGGATCGACTTCATAAAAGCCAAGAGACGGGAGGAAAGAATCGTAATCCTTTGCTGAACCAGGTCGCCCGTCAGTACATAAACCTCCCGCTTCAAGGGCCTCTCTTACAGCCCTCGCACACTGTCCTTGAGATGTGCTATGAGCATGCGCCCTTAGATAATCAGTTGCAGCTTTGACATCGTAGCCGCCGTCGTCTCGACCGTCTCCTCCGTCATCTTTCCCTTGATCGGAGTCGTCATGACGATCCATATCGGGATCTTCTCGTTCTTGAGGGTCATTTTCGTGCGGGTCATATCCATACTCAGGCAATTCTGGAGCTACTACTACTACATCAGGAATTTCATACGGATTATTCTCTTCTCCTGGAGAGCCATGCCACCAGCCATCATCGGGATATATTGAATCTCCGTGCCCCCCGTCATAACCACCTGTAATTTTCCGAGTTTCCAAGAGGGAAATTGTTGGGATGTTTAACTCCAACTCCTTTAACGTCCTTTTCATACCATTTACTTCATTCGATACATAGTATTAAAATGCTTATTTACCTAACGCAGCGAGAGCATTTATTTTTAATTCATATGGCCTAGTACCTATTCTATGGAAAACAATACATTTTTTGTTAGGTAATCGACAATTATAGTGTAGTTTGGATCCCAGCCTGGAATACGATCCTGATAGATTTCTTTATGATATTTTTTTGCCAGATAATTATAAGCCGCAATAGTTTTGTTCTTATCTATAAGCTGTTTTTTATAAAAACTTTCATACTCTTGACTTGTTAAATTACTTTTCAAGATAGGAGAAATATCCACAAGCATCAAATATATACGATCTTCATCATTATTGTTGATATAGTCTCTAAACGCTTTATTAAATGACTGTAATTTAGGCTGTTCATCAAAAAAAACTTTCAACTCTCCTTTTAGTTTTTTATTGACAGCTTCATCAGTAATTATAGCGTTTAAATAATCAACAAAATTCTCTATGGCTAAATCAACATTATGATTGTAGAAATAAATAAAATCATAGTTGTCCTTCAATATTGATTTGGCTTGATTTTCGTCACGTATTAGATATAGCATATTATAGGTTCCTCTTCGATATAAAGCATTTTTGACCTCAGATAAATATGCATCAAAAAAAACATCCAGAGATTTAGCGTTATATATCTTCGTTAATAATTCCTCTAACGATGCATACTCGACCCCATTAATATCTATAAACGAAAGATCCTCTCCTCGTTTAATACCTAAATAGTCATTGTTGTATTTTCGACTTGGAGTCGGAGAAAAGAAAAAGCAACTATCATTAGATAGAATCGTATTCTTGAAATTCGAGATATTTAATATCTTAGTCTCTCTTAATTGCCTGTCACTATATTCTCCTTGATAGTATCCCGGTCCAATACGATTATCATAAAGATAAGCTTTATCCTCTGTCACTACATAATAATCCTGCGCTGGAGTGCACTGAAGTGCATCCATAAGGTGCCCATGAAAATTAAATGGAGAGTAAACCACAATAGGCACCTTTTTCCCATCAGGAGCAACAGTTGTTTGAGAAAACAAACAGATGGGAATTAGGGAAAATATAGCTATAATAAATAATCTTTTAGCGTTCATAATCTAATTAATTTGTAATTTTCATTCATTATCTCACCTTATTTGAATAGAATAATCTGACAATCATGTACTCCAATAGTATCATGTGTACCTAAAACAGGATCATAATAATCATATGTCTTTGTCTCTAAATCATAGTCTTCAAGATATACCATATGACCAACCCCCTCGTTGCTAATATAACCTAGACCAGCCCCTCCGTTATCAAAGTGATTTGAAATATTCTGTGATGTTGTAGTGCTGTCGTCAACTCCAAATGTCACGACAAATCCAGCAGCCTCAAGGAGATTTGCCATTTCTTGGCCAGAAGGCGAAGAAATTCCTAAAGAGCCCGGGGTGGGGTTTGGGTTTATTCCGCATTTATCAAATGCATCATCGGCAGCCTTAATTGCAGCAGCAGCAGAACACCCTCTGGCTGCTTGAATTGCCGCTGCAATAGAGCCTAATACACACCACCCATCTGGCACTTGCACTGTCAGTTCATTTGTACTGTCGTTGTTATTCTGCTCTCCTGTGTTTATTTCATTATCACGCCCATCTTCACCTTGATACATTTCATGTTCCTCTTGTTCCAGCGGATCATTCTCACGCGGATCATATCCACGATCCGGCTCTGGGCTTGCGATTACAACGACATCATCTCCATTTACCTCAAAAGCTATATTTTGATCTTCGTTATATCCACCGACAATTTTTCGAGATTCCAGAAGATCAATGGTTGGAATGGCCAATTCTAATTCTTTTAATGTCAATTTCATCCCCATAGTTTTTAAGTTTGGTTAATATTATTTTTTATAAATATACATTTTTTTCAAAACAAACCCAATTTCATCCTGGAAACTTATTAGCAATGAAACCTCCCGTGATATATTTACTAATATTTTGCAAGATACGAAATAATTATAAAGAATTAGCATAATTGTGAATAATGCATCATTTGTCTTAAAGACAACGTATTAACAACCAATTAAATATGCATTAGTTTCTATAAACACCAGAAGGTTATAAAATTCTAATAGATTCACTTTCAACAATAAATTTTCTTGTAGCTATTTCATTTCTGCCGACGCTATTCACTCTATTTGCCAGATAGACATAGTGTTCATCCATCGTAGAAAACTCTTTCGTTGGCAGATCGAATAGTTCGCTGCCTTAGGCGTACATATATTAATATTCATTGAACGCATCCAATGCATTGTTGAAAATAGAATCATTCATATCGTTCAAAGTTTGATTCCAAGCTATTCACAAATATATAAAAATTTCACAAAATCAACTAATTTCCTATTACGTCAATTGAACTTTTACATAAAAACACTCGTTCCTCTCAGTATCTAATCCTTCGCCAAAATCGGAAATGAATTATAAGGACGTGCCCAGTGTCCAAAATGGACACTCATGCAGAAGATCGACCACTTGCTCGGCGCAATTAAGGCATTCATATCCCAAGCGGGTAAAGCAACATTTGTTTCCTGCTCCGGGGCAAAGGTTCGACAGCACTGCTGCATCTGACACACCGCTACATCAACTCACAAATGAACGTCGTGTTTTGTAATATGAAAAACGCCCCCCCCGAAATCGTTCGCTTTGTCCGCCATACGGAAAACACAACCATCATTAGCCCGACAATTATCATTCGTCAGGTCTTAGAAAAGTATGGATTTCCACAGATATCGAAGGGGCAGGCACACGGCATCCAGCAGGCAAAGACCACGCGTAGCGAGGAACTGCACGACATTCGTTTGAACGGTACGGATTGTAACAAGGGGGCTTATCGACGAACCCGCCCATAGTTTTGGGAAATGTTGTGAATGCTAAAAAAATGGTCGCTTGCCCGCTATGTCAAATAGTCCTGGGAAGTATCTCAGATTGATGCGATGACTACAGAGTGCATCCAGTGTCAACAGCAATCCGTCGTGGCGGTTGTGACTCGTTCAGAGGAAAGAACGTAGCCGGCTATTCGCTCAATAATGGACATATTATATAGAATTACATTCAAACTTTCAAAATCTCCAGCTGCGAACTATACGGTCAAGGACATGTCCGTACCGGTTGCATGCCCCCCCCCAAAAAAAAATTCGGTTTGAACGGCAGGCTATACCGTTTGCGTGAAAAAGAGTGCCCATTTTCTCAGTAGTCCTCATGTGCTTAAATCTATACTGCAAGTATTAGTGGATTAGGTTTTAAGTGCAAACAACAATATAATATTAACGAATACACTAATTTCTAATTTTACATGGCAATTGATTCAAGCAAAGACCGATTTCGTAAAACCTTTCACGGAAATTCTACCTATTTTTTAACAAAAGAGAATATGTAGTGACATATGAATAATATACAGGGAAGCAGGGAGCTGAAGTCACTTATTGATGAGGTAATGCAATTTTGCGAACTCTATGTGAACGACGGACGGGAATGTACCGGGCGGCGGTTCGTTGGAATTGAAATAGATCCGGAAATATACACGACAGCACTGAACAGAATAACAAATGAGCAGCACCCAGGAAGTATGGGTGGACATTCGTAATTATGAAGGGTATTATCAAATCAGCAACAAGGGTCGTATCAAGAGTCTCGAACGCGAAGTCTCGCACGACGGAATCACGTGTACGCAGCCCGAGCGTATTTTATGCCACTGGTGCGGCACCACTTCACTCTACGACTGTGTAAGGCTTTACAAGGGAGGGGTCGGTACCAAGTTTACCGTTCACAGATTGGTCGCGGAATATTTCCTTGAGGACTGGGATCCAAGACTGGAAGTCAACCACCTTGACGGAAATCGCTACAACAATGCCGCAGACAATCTGGAAATGTGCACGCATCAGCGGAACATGGAGCACGCCATCGCCAACAATCTGAAATGGGATTATGGAGAGAAGAGCCCCAATGCAAAATTGACCAATGCCGAGGCGGAAGCAATACGGGTTGCATACCACGCCGGAGGAATCTCCCAGGAGAGCCTGGCACTACAATATGGTGTGTCCAGACAGACTGTCTCTGACATTATCAACTACAAGAAATACATTCGATAATATGAAAATAACAGAGGTAACAATTAAAAGAGCGGGCAATGCAATCACAGTGATGGACTCGTTCGTAGGAAAGGGACTTGTGGAGGGCGGACATTCCGCCCTCCCGTAAGGCGGATATCGATGTCGATTACGCCTCGGACCGCAGGCAGGAAATCAAGGATTACCTTGAAGAACGATATAACGTCAATGGCCGCCAGCGAGTCTTCTCAGCGGGCACGTTCACAACCATGAAGTTGAAGGCTGCCCTGAAAGATGTGGCAAGGGTGCACAGAATACCTCACCATATAGTCAACTACATTACAGCAATGCTGGACGATACGACGGACTGGACAGGACTTTTCAAACTTGCCCGCTCCAACCGCAAGCTTTATGATTTTATCCAGCGTTACCCGCAGGTTATCGAAGACGTGCGCATGGTGCTCGGCCAACCCAAGGCTGCTTCCATACACGCCTCGGCAATCATTGTCACGCCCGACTCCAAAGATGGGCAAACTGCCGAGTGTTTTGATTTCCTGCCTGTCCGCAAAATGGAAGGTGTGTTGGTTTCCGAGTTTGACGGCTATTCCGTGGATGAGATCGGCCTGTTGAAGGAGGATGTGCTTGCCACCAAGGAACTGGCCAAGCTCAGTGCCGTACTTCGCCTGGTCAACGAGCACTACGGACAGTCGCTCAGCATAGAAAGGATTACCGGCGAGATGCTGGATGACGAGAAGACTTACCGGCTGCTGTCGGAAGGGAACACGCAGAACATTTTTCAGTTCTCTTCACCGGGTATCACCCGTTTTATTCAGGACGTACAGCCCGACTGTATCGAAGACCTGATCGCCATCAATGCTTTGTACCGGCCGGCAACACTCGATATCGGCGCAACGGATGACTATGTGCGTTTCAGGCGCGGAGAAGTAGAGCCGGTATACAATTTCGGTTGCTATGAGGCGACCAGGAACACATTCGGAATTATGGTGTACCAGGAACAGTTCATGTCCGTGGCCCATACCCTCGGAGGATTTGACTTGGGAAAGACAGACTACCTGCGCAAAGCCATCGGAAAAAAGAAAGCCGACCTTATGGCCTCCTTAAAGGCCGATTTCATAGCAGGAGCCATCCGTAACGGCTGCCCCGACTATGAAGCAGAAGAGATCTGGCATAAGATTGAAGTGGCGGGGAAATACTCCTTCAATCGGAGCCATGCAGCGGCATACGCCTTGACTGCCTTCTGCGGAGCATGGCTCAAAGCCAATTTCCCCTCGGCATTCTATACGGTCGCCCTGCAATGGGCCGATGACAAGGAAATCCCTTCCCTCATGTCAGAGATGGAACGGTGCTCGGGCGCCAAGATTGTACCTCCTGACATCAACCACTCTACAGTGGAGTTTTTCACCGATTATACCACGGATGAAATTTACTGGTCCCTGACACGCATCAAACAGGTGGGAATTAAAACCGTTGAATACATTGTGACAGAACGGGCTAAAGGAGCTTTTCTTAGTATCGAGAACTTCATCCACCGGATATTTCGGTACAAGCTCAAAAAATACAAATACTGGGAGGACCCGGATAACCCGGACGAGGCGGTCAAGGTTCCCGTCAATGCCCGTCATGTAAAGAACATGATACTTGCCGGCTGTTTTGACCGAATAGAAAATGTTCAGGCGGTAACCGAACGTCATGCCGTTCTGAAGCGGGCGGCGCAAGAGCTCGGATTCGAACTCCCCGAGAAAGACTTCCCGGAATCCTTGCGTGACAGACACTATTTCTGGTCAAGACTCCAGATCGAAGTTTCGGGTATCGGCAGCATCGATTACCGACGCATATTTGACAATTCCGAGGCCCGCGCCGCGGTCAAGGGAAAGGCGAGCTATTTATCCCTGGAAGAGATACTCAAGGACGAGAATGACGGCCGAAGAGCCACCGTTTGCGCGACCGTAGCCGACGTGTCGGAACACAGCTACAATGACCGAGAAACGGGCTCAAGGAAACGATTCGCCAAACTTGTACTGGCGCAGAACAACCAGCTTGTAGAATGTGTCTGTTGGAATGACTTCTATTCAGCCCATAAAGCGGAAATACTCTCCATGAAAGACAAGGTGGTTATTATGACCGCTGTTATCCGCTACAGCAATTACACGGGCTGTAACGCTTTACAGACCTATAAAAATTCTTTAATGTTTATTTTACCATAATCATGGCACCCAAAGCAGAACAGAAAATATACGTCGGTATCGGTCTCGATTTTGAGACCGGCGGGCTGGATTGTCGGGAATGTGCCTGTACGCAGATCGCGTTGCAGGCTGTCCGGCTGGACACCTGGCAGACCATAGACAGTTATCAGGCATACATTTCTCCATATTGCAGGAGAGATACGGGCATCCCCCGTAAAAAGGTCTTGCGGACAAGACACGAACAGGCGCGGGAGGAACAGACACCGATGAAATACGAGCAGAATGCGTTGGACTATTCGGCCATCACTATGGAGACGCTCCGGAACCAAGGTGTAGACATACAGGCCGTTGCCGGGGCAGTCATCGATTTCGCCAAACGGAATACTCTCTCGAAGGGTCATCCATGCAAGCCGTTTCTTATCGGCCAGAACATCGCGTTTGATATCGGGTTCATGCAGCAACTGATGAACTATGCGGGGCTTGTGGCGGAATTTGAAAAAGTATTTTCCGGGACCAAGGACTACTACGGCAACTTTCAGCCTCATTATATCGACACACTTCTCATCAGCCGGCTGACATTCGCGTCGAATGCCGAAATAACATCCTGCAAGTTAGAAATAGTGGCGGAGAGGGTCGGCGTAGAACTGGATGATGCCCATGATGCTGCAGCAGATGTAACGGCAACCCTTGACATCCTGGGGGTATTTACTTCAAGATTGCGAAACCCGGAAGGAACAGATTCGCTTACCCGTGAAAAGGAAAAAACACGAAAATATTTCAAAATATAGCAATTGTATATGAAAGAAGAAGACAAAACTGCAAACGGACAAATACCTGAAACCATTACGTTCAGGACTGCCGACAGAATGACCTATGGCGCGGTAAACTATGACGGGAACGAGCTCATGGCAATTATTAGCGGCTATGATCTCGAAATCAAGTTCAACATGCGCCTTATCAATTCATTGGCTGATGCTGAGGCTTGTGCTGATGCGCTGGCCCAGGTCTTCTATGAGGCACTGATGGAACAGTTGATACAGGAGAAATCCGAATTTCTGAAAACCCCGAAAAGAGAATGAACCTATTCTTGAATAAAGAAAGAACAACTATGCCGGAAACAAATAATACAAAAGAAAGCAAGGAACTTAAACAGCTCTCTGAGGAGGAACTTCAATTCTGCGAGCTGTATGTAAACGGGGGACTGGAGTTTGCCGGTCGCCCGAAGAAATGTTATGTCGAAGTATTTGGAGAGAAACATACCAAAAACCCCAATGCGGCGGCGAATTACCTTATGAACAAGCCTCATGTGCTGGCACACATCAAAAGCCTGCTTTCGTCGGAACGGTTCGAAATGGAAACTATGGCCGTGAAGCTTCAGGTTACCGAGACGCTGAAAGCCGTCATGGACGAAACGGCAACGGCGGACTTTACAGACCGCTTCGGTGTCCCTCTCTCTCCGGCTCCCCTCAGGGCCGTTTCCGTGAATGCCGCCAAAGCGCTGATGGATATTTTCCCCATCAAACACAAGGAGGAGAACAGACTGCGCATCGAGGGCGGTGACGGGAACGTGATATTCAACGTGATAGTCCCAACAAACCCGTCTCAAGATGAAGAAAGGGAAGATTGATAAAAACGAGGTGGCATGGTGGGTATATCTGGTGATTCTGGTCGCACTTGTCGTTTATGGATTCTGGAACAGTGCAGCGGCAGAATTGCTCTTGAGGGCAATAAAGGAAGCGTTCTCTATACTAATCGAATAATACTACCATTATGGAACAACTGAAAGAATTCGTACTCAAGTATTTCAAAATCATTGTTGCGGTACTGACATTTGCACTGACCCTCTATATTCAGCACATCAACAACACGGCCCATATTGCAGAACTGGAAACCAAATGCGCCGGATTGGAAGCGACTATCAAAGATCAGTATGACCGTATCAATGCCATGAAGCTCGACAAGTCGGTATTTGAAGCGACCATGATGCAGCTTAACACGGTACAGAATGATTTACACGAGATTCGTGCGGATATACGGGAACTGCTCAAATGCCAGTCACAACATTGAAGAGAACAAACGAGAGACGGATGTTATGATAAAGAATGCCTATGTGACCATTGTCGCCTCTGACGAATTGACCCAAATGCATCTGGACGAACTTGTCGGGCGCAAAGGGCTTGTAGTCGAAGACCTTTCCTTTATGGAAACCAGTCCTCGTGGCGGCATGGTACTCCTTGAAGAAGCTTATTTGGATGAGTTTGTATGGTTCATTCCTGAAAGTGCTGTAGTCTATGAGTAAAGTATTGTCAAAGTATCTGCTCGTGGCTGTACTGCTGCTGTCGGGCATCGTCTATATCCAATATCGCAGGAACGTACACCTGGCAAACGAAAGAGACCGCTACCAGGCAAACAATACAGCTTTGCTGTCTGAGGTGCGCCGTATGCGTATCGATTCCACAACACTCGCTGTCGATACCAAAGGGTTACGGCTGACGGTGGAAGAGTACAAACGCTTCCGTGCACAGGATGCCGAGACCATAAAAAAACTTGGGGTGAAGATCAAGAATCTCGAAGCGGCCGCCAAACATCAGTTGGAGGTAGGTGGACCAATCGATGCAGCCGTAAAGGATACCGTCATTATACGCGATACCGTTCCGTTGCTCCGTCAAAAAGTGGAGATGATCACTCCGCACATCCAACTTACCGGAATGATTGAGGATAGCCGATTAAAGGGCCAAATCCGGGTTCCCGTAACATTAAATCAGGCTATATGGGTAGAATACAAAGGGTGGTGGTTCTGGAAACGGGTCAAGGCCATTCATCAGTCCATCTCTAGTGACAACCCATACGTGGACATTAAATACACGGAATATTTCCAGATACAAAAAGGATGATGAACCTACCGAAGGACACTAGTTGAGTTGGCTTTCATGGCCATTATTTTTTGTCATGGTACATTGACGGAAACAAAAATGGGACCGTATCATTCGATACGGACCCACGTAAACTGGTTGAATGTCCTGCACATTTGACAAGTGCCAGCGACGGCATTTTTGATTGGGCTTCCTCCAGTTTTATTGCAACAAGTTTTAAATGTGGCTATATAAGTTCACAATTGTTATAAGCAATTTCTCATTATGGCTTTGTATTTCATAAAAAAAGGACGCAAGTACCATTCTTGAACGTCGGGCCTCGCATAGCCTCTCTATCAATCACAGTCCATGCGTCCACGGCTATACCACAAGGTATATACCGAGGACCGCAAGCCGACTGACTGATAGAGATTACGAGAATTGCGAGTTCGACGTTCAGTTCAGCGGGTTGCCCCTTATATGTTAGTGCTCATTTGATATCTTTTGCAAAGATAGCATATCTTTTTTATTGTTTGTTATGTTATTAAAAAAAACGGGACAATGTATTATGGCCGCAGGTTCGATTACTTATTCATGGCTGTTTTGCCCATCAGCCGCAGAACCGGCTCTCGTTGGATATGGTCTTCCTTATGCGTGTACCCCGTCGAAAGTCCTTCTATAAATATTCGATTCAACTCGTTGGTCAGATTATCGACTGAATCCTTGCTTCGTAGTTCAGATAGATGAAATTGGCTTTGTAGGCTGGATCCTCAACCCGTTGGCACACACCAAGCCGATTCCCCGCATGCACCATTCGTGCAGTTCTGCGAGCATCTCACTCCAGACCAAGGTGCTCCCCATGTGTTTGTTGGAGCCCCCCCCCGACATTTCACGGCACTTGTCTTCACAGATCCAGCTCTACGGAAAAGGCTTCGGTCTCCACACTCCACTTGCGGTGGATCTTCATGTATTCGCAATCTTTGAAGGCGAACATGTAATACATCTTCAGAGATTGAGTGAGTCATTACGAGACGTCCTCGCAGAGGTTGTTATGAAGCGGTGGGATGCTTGTCTTGCTCAAGTGCTCGCCATAGAGATCCTGGATACCTCGCCGAACTGCTCCTGCGTGAGACCTTTCGTATAGAGCATTCCGGCTAGACGTTCGCACTCATCCTCCTGATTGCATAGGATCGCCAGTATTCGAGGATGAAAGTTCTCGTAGCAGTCGCGAGAATCCGGGACGTCAGCATACATCTATGGCCGCAACTACGCCCCGGACAGAAACCATTGCATTTGTTTTTGAGGAAATATCTCCGTAGAAATATCCACCACTTCGAAAACATCATATTCTCCAATAAAATCTCCAACAGGTCCTATAACCATTTTTACCATATTAACTCGTAAAACTGTTTCTTTGTCAAGCCCATAAAGCCTACTCTTTTATTGTTGAGAAGACAAATCTGGTAAATCTGTAGCCCCACATCTACATTTTGAAACAGTATCATTCAATGTGAAATTAATTTGATTAACTTCATACCATCCAAGGATTCCTGTACGGATCATAATCCGTTTGGAAGGTAGCCAGTTGCCAGTCGGTGACTGGCTTTTTCGTCTCATCAAGTTTTCGTGGAATCTGCGGATTGAGACGCAACTTGGCCGCATCATTAAGCCATTTCATGGAATCCTCGTAGTCGCGCATACGGACTACGCTGACATTATTAGGTGCAATGAGTTTCGTGAGTTCGTACAGTGCCAACCGCACCATGTGTTTCTTGAGGTTGTAGTTGCGGGGATCGTGCAGCGAAATGTTCCGCCCGACTTGTGGTATGTCGGCGTTTACGTCCGTTTCCGGGTAAAAAACGTGTCCGTTATAAACCACATATTCATTTTCAGACAACTCATAAGCATTGTACTCGGAATCATAATCAGCTATGGCGCCCCAGCAGTCCGACGTCATCGGATCGAGGTTACTGTCGAAGTTATCCAGTGTCATCAGCGTGAAAAATCCGTTGTCATACTCCACAACACTCCATAGGGGATATTCCACCGGGTTCCACGGTGCGATTTCAGCCTCCAGCCAGCCATTCACCATCGGAATGCGAATATCATCGAATTTGTAGCCGTTCTCCTTGAGACAGACATAAATCACGTCATTGTAATTCACCTTGTCTCCGGGATAATAGGTGCTGAACTGCGAATAACAGGCAACCTGACAAGCGTCCATGTCTATTCCCGAATATTCTTCCCAGTATTGGGCTGTCGCCGGCTTGCGATATCCGCTGATGGAGCGGATTACCTCATGAATCTGTCCGTCAAAATAGATGTGTACACCTACGGGATAGGTAATACGCCGATCATATTCGGCAATATATTTACCCTTGGCAAGTTCCTTTTCTACTTCATAGTTCTCGGACAGATACTCCACAACGCTCATCTCGGCCGATTCTTCCGCCTGGATGAAACGGTCTTCGTTCCCCCTTGTCAGCTGGGAAAGAGCCTCCGGGGTGATTATCCCCAGATAGTCATTGTTATTGAGAAAACGTCTGTACATGTCGTCCTTATATTAGTATGAAAATCCTTCCTGTATCACAGTGGTAGATACCACATAGCCATTGCCGTCACCGCCATTTTTGTATTTGTACCAACTGTCACGCAGGTAAAAGCACAACAGGTAATCAAGACAGTCTGAGAGATGTCCGTATCTTTCGTATTTGACTCCTGTTTTGGGGTCAGTTACTTTATGCTTGCTTTTGGTTCCGTCCTCATTGCGCAACTGGTATATAAGGTCCTGCGTCAGACGTCGACATTTGATGTCAATTTGAATCTCCCAACCTTCATATCCATTAAAAACCTCATTGACAAACTCGCATCGCGTGGCTTGCGGAGGTTGCTTCCGCAGGAGTTTGATTTTGGGTCTCAGTATCCCTTTGCCGAAAGTGTCTACAATAATGGTATAATTGTTTACGCCATCCTCATTGGTCGTTGAGCGTTGTAGACCTGCCGGGTCGCCAGTCACATCCACGCCACCGATATGCTTGTCCCTGTATAGTTTCATTCTCACCTTACGGGCAAGAGCCGGGGTGTTGTTTTCCTTGTCTTCCGGCTTGCCGAGTATTTCCTCAAGAATGTATACCTTCTTGTTGTCATAATCAATTTGAGCGGAAAGCACGGACATCTGTGGCGCCACATTGAAGTCCCATACGGTTATGATGGGGCGGGTCGGATCATAAACTTTCTCTTTCAACCCGGTTACAAGATGGCGTGCCCCGTCAAAGCCTCCATAAACCGCCATGTCATTCGCTTCCACGAAATCCCAGTTACCATACAACAATCGCTCTTTGGTTGCCTGGTCCCGAATCTTGTTAAGGGCTGCTTCATATACTTGCCTGAAAGCAATATTGGGATTGTCAAAAACGCTGAACGGAACATACGCTTCCCCTTCACGGCATTTCACACTTTCGCCATTCTCGTCCTGAACAAAGCGGGCACGAACCCATGTAATGGTCGGGTTTGTGGTCAACAACATCCGCGGCGTCTTGAAGGTATCATGGATACGCCAACGCAATCGGGAAAAAAGGACTTCCACCGCTTTCTCGGAAATCTCGGAAACCTCATCCACCAAAGCAATGGTATATTCCGAAGAGCCGAAGCGCTCAAAGTTCGGGTCGCTGGGAATATCGGCCATCTCTTTCATGATGATTACCGAATCGTTCCAGAATGTCAATGTACCTTCGAGATTGTTAATCTTAAAATTGACATCCTCTTTCAACCCCCAATCTTTCAATATGGCCTTAATGGTGTTCCATGTCGATTCTTTTAGCGACTTGAGGGTCTTTCGTCCAACCACCGCTCGAATGTTATCGAAACGTATGCACGATGAAACAAGCCATACGCTACCGATGTATGATTTTCCACCGCCGGCCGCCCCGCCACCCAGAATTAACTGGGGCAAGTTCTGTGTTTTACACTTGGTACATTGGGGCTTATACTGCGGATTTTGCTGCTGGTCATAACCGATGAACACCTGTTCTATGGTACCGCCACAATGCGGGCAGTAGTTTGGCTGCAGCAACTTCCACAGCTCATATTGTCGGGGAGATGGCGCAAAGTCAATACGGACATTCCTGGGAGCCTTGAGTCTGTTAACAGCCATCTCGTTATACGATCTGGATGGTTATATCATCGTGCCCTTCAAGAAGCGAGTATAGCTTCTGAAAAGTAACTTTCGACTCAAGAACCTTTCCCTTGACGGTATTCTTTCCTACAATGATACATCCCGCAGAATCGGTTTCAGTATTCCCGGAGTGAATGAGGATGCCCAGAAAGTGCGGAACATCATGCAGGTAAGGCATTTCCCGCTTGTATTTGGGACTATACTCAAGAGTTATCCTATATGTACCGGCAGGAATGGCTGTTTGGGCATACACTTTCTCCTTGCAGGTGCATGAGCGCCCGCGAGTCGTATCCGGACAGGTTGCCGGCAGCTCACGGACGGTATCCTCGATGGTGTTACAGAAAAACTTGCCGTCGATGAATAAGTCACCAATTGTGTAGGAGGTGCTTTTGAATTTTCTGTTGAGAACTAACTTCATTTTGATACTTTACTTGTATCAAAAGAATAGAAAGTCTCAACTGTGAATGTTTAGACGGGAATACGGTTGAAGATGCGATGGATAATGATATAAATTTGTATTTTTGCCTCCGGGCAATAACAAATAATATGAACCGCTATGACGAAAGCAGATTTGATAAGGGAAATATCGCAGCAAACCGGTATAGAAAGAGCAATCGTAGCTCAGGTGATTGAAGGCGTGATGGAGGGTATTAAGTCTTCGCTGATAGTAGGGGGCGAGGAAGTTTATCTCCGTGGATTCGGCAGCTTTATTCTTAAAAAGAGGGCTGCCAAGACTGCCCGCAATATCTCCCGGAACACGACAATCATTGTACCGGAGCACACGACTCCCGCGTTTAAGCCCTGTAAGGCTTTTCAAAAGTCTATTGCTATCAAAAGTTAGTTAAGAATTAAGGCTGTTTTCATAAAAAATCCATCGTGTTGATTGTAAAACTTATTATCTGCAAGAGGGCACTCCCAAAGAACAATCTATGAGGGATTTCGTATTTATTTCCAGATATCGCATGGTAGAGAGAAATGTCCGATGCCAAAATATCCAATATGGCAGGTAACGAAACATTATTATCAATGAGAGCTATCGCTACACTAAGCCTTAAATTATGTGCTCCATGGTGCCTGTTTCCCATATTGACATTGAACCCCCGCGTATATTTATCTACTATGCTTGTAATCGCTGAATGGGTTATAATTTATTCCAAGCTTCCATGGAGAATATAGTCGATAATCGCATTGCCAACATCCGCAAGCAAAGGTAACAGGATAGGTTGTTCGGTTTTGATTTAAACAAAGTGTAATTGGTTGTTATCCTAGTCTATATCTGACAATCGCAGACTTGCAATATCTGATGCCCTGATACCAAATCTGGATACCAATAAAATTACAGCATAAATGCGCTTCCCAACAGACCACTTCGGTTTACACTGGTTTCAATTTCTTTACTTCCTCTTTACTGTAATAAGAGGGTAATTTTATTGATTTCTGCATTCGGATGCCCTCAAACACAATGGATAAATCCTCCTTGATGTATTGTTTTTGATACAAATATTTCAGAAATCGACGTACCGGTGCGATTACATACGAACGGCTATCCGACATAGTAGATAAAAACTTTACCATGTCCTCTCAGCCAATGTTTTTCGAGGTTATTCGATTGATGTGCATTGAAACCGAGAAGCGACTCAAACTGGATTTATAGCAGTCGATTGTTACTTAAGAAAACCGTGTGATGTAATTTGTTGTGATAATTTTTTGAGCAAAAGTCCCTAATTCACCAGAAGATTGATATGATAATTTACTCTTAGAAGCAGGATATGTGGCCCCACGAGCAATAGAATTAAGGAATAGGATTACTCGCGCATCTTGTGCAAGGGTACATGGAGGTGCTTAACATATATAGGAATCAAAATGCAAAAATTGCTTTCTTACGCTTTCATCATAGACCTCTAACTTTTTTGAAACATAATGACGAATCATCGGATACTGTTCCAAAGAGTGTGTCTGAGGAATAAATAAAAAAGTCTACAGATTTTTTAGATTTGTAGAGGCAAACCAACAAAAACTAAAAAAGGAGTAGACTTATGGTGTTGACAAAGGAACAACTTTCCGAATTAATATGCAAACATTCGGAGCGGGAAAATGGCCTTCAGGATCTGTTGGAAATCTTGTTGGAGAGTATGATGGTCTCGGAGCGCCGGGAATATCTCCGGGAAAACTCCGCATCAGGGAATAAATGCAACGGCTTCCGTCCGGGGCATAGTTACGGTCATGGCCGAACGCTGACGTTCCGGATACCCCGTGATCGCTACGGGAACTTTCATCCCCGGATTCTGGCGATCCTTCGCCATCAGGAAGATGAATGCGAACGCCTAGCCGGAACACTTTACACGAAAGGACTTACGCAGGAACAGGTCGGCGAGGTATTCCAGGATATCTATGGCGAGCACTACAGCAAGGCGAGCATTTCGCGAATGCTGGACTATCTTCGCGAGGATGTCTCTCAATGGCTCACGCGCTCTCTGGAGGCGTATTACCCAATCGTCTTCATTGATTGCGTACACATGAAGATCCACCGCAAGCGGAGCGTAGAAACAGAAGCTTTCTATGTAGTGCTCGCCGTGCGTGAAGACAAGCGGCGCGAGGTGTTGGGGATCTTCAATAAGCCCACGGAGAGCGCCCTGGGTTGGGGCGAGATGCTCACAGAGCTGCAGGAACGAGGCGTTCGGAAGATCGGCCTGGTGTGTGCCGATGGGCTGAAGGGTCTGGAGGATGTCATCAGTGCGGTCTTTCCCGGAACCCCGCTACAACGCTGTACGACGCACCTGAAACGCAATCTGCTGAGCTGCGTGCGCAACGGCGACAAGGGAGAGCTGGCCGAGGATCTGCGGCAGCTCTTCCGTACGGGAGACCGCAGCTATACAGTAGAGAGAGCTTGGGAACAATGGCAGGCGCTCTGTGAGAAATGGGGGCAGGATTACCGCAGTTTTCGACGACGGGCGGAGGATCCGGCCTACAAAGCCTACTTCATCTATCTGAACTACGAGGCAAGGATTCAGTCGATGATCTACACGACGAACTGGATCGAGCGTCTGCAGAAAGATTTTCGACGGGTTACACGCATGCGGGGAGCCATGCCCAGCGAGGAGTCAGTCCTGTTGCTGATGGGTAAAACGGCCATGGATAAGAAGTCCTACCTGAGGCCGGTGCCGCGGATCGATCTGGATCGGGAATTATTCCCAGAGTGAAGACTATAACACAAAAATAAGATCAACACGCCGCGGCGTGTTGATCTGAAAACAAGAATTTGTATATTTGCATATCTGAAGAATCTGAAGGCGGCCTTTCCAGACACACTTTTTGAAACACTAACAATCATCGCCACTTGATCTTTTAACATTTGTTCAGACTCCTGATACGGCAAAAGACCAGACTCATATCTTTGAATCAGCTATTTACTGTGGATTTTGTGACTTCCCATTTTAATTGCAATATGCTACGGCTTCATTGTCGGAATACTGCAATTATATAAAAAATGATAAAGTGTTAAGTTGAAAATTGATTTCAACAATCTTTTAGGCATTATTCATTCGACACAACAAATCAAACAAAAAACTACTTGGATAGCTCATATGCATTAGTAAGTAGCCATTGGAGAATCATTTTTGAATGAATACAAAATCGATCATCCAAAGAGAAAATAGAGCCATTGGTGTATTCTGCAACGTAAGGGCACCCGCCTCCACATATTCCAAGACATTCACATTGTTGACATTGATGCATCAACAAAGGAGTCCGCTTATTCCATAGTTGATACATAATATTATCTTTAGGATTAATCATGGCGTTATCAAGCAAGTTTGTTGGAAAATAGTCCATTGTGTTTAAGTAACCATGACAAATTCCAATTTTACCATCAGGTGTAATAACTAATTGATTTCCTCCAGCAGCACTACAATCGTATAAGTAAAGACTTTTATTAATAAAAGCATGAACTTTTCTCATAATTCGATCCTCAGCAATACCATGATGTTTTAATTTTTCAAAAGAATGAATCATAAACTGTGTCGCTTGTTTATAATAATCATCTGACTGGTTAATACCTTTTTCTGGCATCAGAATATTATATGCAAGAGACTCGGGGGATAAAGAAACAAGGAAATCTAATACTTCATCGCCTCGCTTTAATACATCCTCTGTCAAGGTGACAGACAATGTGAACGGGAGATTATTTGCAGAGCATTGTTTGATACCAGCTAAAACCTCATCAAATGTTTGAGTTCCATCTTTAGATATTCTTTTGTTATGAGAGAATTTGTCGCCATCAATAGAAATACCAACAGCAATATCATTCTTCTTAAGAAAACAGATTATCTCATTATTAAATAGTGAGCCATTAGTGACAATTGAATACTGAACTTGGGGCCAATAATAGTTCTTCTTAAGTTTATTAACTTCTTCAATAAAAGTTTTTATCCCCGCAAAATTAAGTAATGGTTCTCCACCATAAAAAGTTATAATTTGTGCCCCATCAACATTACTATTTTTTTGATATTCATAGGTTTTTTGTAAGAAATGAACCGTTTTTCTTATGATGTTATTATTCATAAATCTGGTCGTAGACTTTTTATTTACGGCTTCTTTCAAAAAACAATATTCGCAGTTGAAATTACAATTTTCAGAAATAATAATATAAGTATTACTAATTGATGGCGCTGAAATTCTCTTTAATGCTTCTTGATATATCTCAACATCCTGTTCATCAGAATCAATTAAAAAATAAAATTTATATAGATATTGTAGTAGATCGCTCGGCTGTTTAATAGGGCTTGCTAACTCTCGTCTTAAATTGTTCAACTCTGTGCGATTGACAAAAACAGAATCTATAAGCAACGAGTTATACAAAGCGTAGATATCATCCTTTATAGGAATAATATGAGTATATTTTGATAATTTCATAAAAAAGAAAGCCACAAAAATGTGGCTCAGTTAAATAGTTAAAAATTACGCTCTGCGAAACTTAAGACTGAGTTGCGAATCTTTTGTCACTTTACAGTTGCCGGTACATTGGCACTTCGGAGCCATCAAGATTGCATCTGACAAATTTCCTTGAAGTTTAATCAGATCTTTTTGTTTAGGATGAAACATAATTTTATGGATTAGGTTAATTCGCATTAAATATATACTTTTTCCTGGAAAATACCTAATTTTATTGTAAATATCCTATCTTTATTTACATGGATTCTATAATAGTTAATATTATTTCATGATTATTATCATAATTATATTTGATAATGGCTCTATTAATTCTCATAACTTCGACTCGCATGATAGCAATAGACTTTTGAAAATCCAGATTATGTAAATATTTTGATAATCATGATTTTGCTGAAAAAAATCAGATGATTTGGCCCCTAATATATAAGATTGGATAATCGTGGATCCCCTGATACTTTATATAAGGTTCTTAAAATCCCGTCTTCGCAAACAAATAAGAATCGTCCGTTTGCCAGAACGCATTCATGTGCGCGTTTGTCCTCAGGATCCGTGTCCAGCATCTTTTGAGCCTGCGCCGGGTCAATCACCTGCATGGTTACACCCATTACTACTGCGCTGGTTGCGTCTGCTGGAATTTTCAATAATTCATCCAATATAGTCGTTTCCATAACGGATCATCGTAGCTCGAAGTCCCGTCAAGCATTTTATATGCCAAAATAGAAAGCGTGGGACATAACTCGTAGCACCGAGGTTCTGGTAAACCTATCCGCAAACAAGTTAAGCCCACGCAAAGGGTGGGCGTGAACTGTTTGTTTTGCGGATTGCAGAAATGTACCAGATTTCGGTGCAAAACAAAAGCTAACGCTTTCTCGTATTTTTTGGGTAGCGGGATGCTACCAGAAACGTCTGTTCCTATTATTGTTTGGACGCTTCCAAAGAAGTCTTACGGAACTCTTTCATCATCTTTTCGATGGACAATGATGTCTTGCGCGCACGTGTGCCCGCAGCCTTGTTTCCGTTTTCTTCCTGAAGTTTGGCATCCTTTGCAAAGGCATCAAACGCCTCATGGATCTTTTGAAGTAGTTCGTCCATATCTATGATTCTTTATTATTCGTTCGCAAATATAATGCAAAATCAGAACATGGCTTCCATCTCCAGTTTAATTTCATCTCGTTTTGTGTTTTTATAATAATGCTTGTATATTGTCATCGGGCTGTTTCCTGCCATCTCAGCAACCACTCCAGCGAGTTTCCCGCTGTCAACCATTTTAGAGATAAACGAGCCTCGAGCGGAATACCATGTGATATTTTCAGTTATACCGAGCATCTTGCACGCTTTGGTCAAAGTCCTGGATACAAGTTTAGAGATTTGCCGTACTCGTGTTTGTCTCTTTGAAGATGTTGTATGCTTATGTGTAAAGACCGGAAAAACATAGTTCCCATAACATGCCCCAACATATTTATTCATGATCATCTTGGCTTTGGTTATGAGTATGGGCTTGGCCGTCTTAGGGAATTTGATACGCTCGTAGACAATGCGGTCGTCTTCAACCAGGTCCCATGTCAAATTACACACATCGACGTTTGCCATTCCGCCAGTGTAGTAGCTGAATAAGAATAAATCAAGGTGTAATTGTTCTTTTCGCGTGAACAAAGTTCGGTCAATATTAGCAATCCTTTCAATGACTTTATCCGAAACGGCCTTTGAGGTAGTCTCATCCCATTTGATATCATCTCCCAGGCAAAGGAACGCATCCATATTGACACCATACATGCCTTCTTTATATGCATAATTACATATGGCTCTTAATCTTCTAAGCTTGGTTGTAAGACCGCCTTTATTACCGTTCTTAATACCTGTTTCTTTGATCCAGAATGCATAATCCAGCAAAAATTGTTCGGTAATATCGATAAAGTAATAGGACGAAAAGGCTCTATCGTATTTTTCTTTGGTAAAAGATGATAGCGAACGCTTCATTTGCATGTAGATTCGTGCATTAGGACTGCTATCTATTATTTGCCCGTTTTTTATTCGCTTCTTTTCGTTAAATCGTAGAATCAGGGAATCAATCATCTGAACCACGGACTTTACTTTAACCTCGGGCTTGTTTTGTTTGATGACGTCAAAGTAATGAGAAACTTCTACGGGCGACCAGTTTCGGCCTTCACTCTCCCATGTGTCGATGACATGAAGATACTTTGTCTTAATGTCAAATAACAACTTGTTTTTGGTCGTTGCGTCAGGTGTTCCTGTCTTGAAACATTGAGATTTTGCATCCCAGTTCTTTAAAAGGCCGGTAATATTGAGAACTTTGGGGACGCGAGCATAGCCCGTTTTGAAGAAAATCAGCTCCAGCTTGACCATTTTCTGGTCTTTGGGGTTCATCTTACCCCGGATATTGATTGTATACAT